ATTTTAAAAATGAATTATGTTTTGATGATGGAAATGAATGTTTTCGCGAGTTTGAAGAAACTTATCCTAATATTAAAATCCCAACAAAATACAAAAAATTAAGCGATCATTTTGATAAATTACAAAAATTACCACAACCTGCACAACGTTCAAAAGAATGGTATGATTATAGATATAATAGAATTACTGCTTCTGATACTGCCGCAGCTATTGATTTGAATCCTTATGAACCAGTTGAATCTTTCATATTAAAAAAATGCGACCCAAATTTCCCTTTTAGAGATAATGCGACGGTTTTTCATGGGAAAAAGTATGAACCAACAGCAACTATGATTTATGAACATATTTATAATACTCGTGTTTTTGAGTTTGGGGCATTACCATCTGAAAAATATAATTTTTTAGGTGCATCTCCAGATGGTATTAGTTCAAGATTTACATTAGATAATAAATTTTCAGAAAGATTAGGAACAATGTTAGAAATTAAATGTCCTGTTACCAGAGAAATCCATACTTCAGGTTCAATAGTTGGTGATATATGTCCTTTCTATTATTATTGTCAAGTTCAACAACAATTAATTTGTTGTGAATTAGATATTTGTGATTTTTGGCAATGTAAATTAAGTGAATATGAAAATCGTTCTGAATATTTAGCTGATAACTGTAAAGGTTGTGTTAATACATTTGGGGAAAAAGGAGAAAAGATGAAAATTGACGATAGATTAAAGAAAGGAATTATATTAGAATTTTATCCAAAGAATTTTGTTCCAGAATTTGAAGGTGATTTACCTGAATGGAAGAGTAAATATATTATTCCTAAAAGATTAGATATGGATGATTTACAATATAATACATGGGTTATTAAAATGATGGATGAGTATAAAGAATTATATCCAGATATTAGTAAAGATTATTATTTTTATAGGATTATATATTGGAAATTAGAAATGTCTCATAATGTTGAAATAAAACGAGATGATGTATTTTTTAATAGTATATTACCTATTTTAAAAGATACATGGGAAAAGATTGTTTATTATAGGAAGAATCAAGATAAATTAGAAGAATTAAAAAAAATTGTTGATAAGAGGAAGAAATATATTAAGATGAATTTAACTTATACTATTCATAATGAATCAATAATTAAAAATAAAGCATTGATATTAAATTCAGATTATGATTGTAAAAAATTATTTGTCAAACCTGTTGTGAAAAAAAACAATTATTATTTAAAAAATAATAATTACAAGAAAGAAGAGAAAGATTATGAGTCAGATAAAGATGATATCATTATTAAATGCGATTTTATTGATTAGCTAACATTTTTTTTAATTTTAAGTATTTTAATTTATATTTCATATATTTATTATAATCACCACCCCTATCTGCTGGAGGTATTTCTATCTTTCTATATAATATAGATGAACAATTTTGTGAAATGTAGTCCATGTCATAATGAAATGCATAATCAGGGCCAAGATAACCATCTGGATTACCAGGTGTTATTACTGCTTCATCATTAATTGCATATGAAATCACGACCTCTTCTTTAGAGTTTAACTTAAATTCGACCATAAAATAATGACCACCTTTACCATCACCCACATGGACTGTTGCGCATTCTAATTGCCATTCACTACCATCGGATAGAACTAATACATAATCTAGTAATATTGGTAATTTAATTTTAGTCCCATCATAGGTACGTCGTTGTATGTGAATAAATAATATATTACTGGGTGCATCAATAGATTCTTTATAAAGACCAAAAGGGTCAATTTCACTATATCCTTCTTTGCATATATTAGGTTGTTCCCTTACTTCTGTATAGCGGTCTAGAATTCGTCTTTCTCTTAAAGTATATTTCATAAGTTCAGTTAAAGTAAGTTGTTGTGTCCCCATTGAACTAAAATCATCTGCATCTAAACTTGAACTAAAACCAACTGCATTTAAACTTAAATATAATGAAAGTTTTGGTTCATTAGCTATTCGATTATAACAAGTTGTAATTTCACGTCGAACAAAAGCAAATTTCCCTGCTATTTGTTTTACTTGATATGAACCATGATCTTTCATATTATCTAATATTTCATGTAAATATTCATTATCATCTTGTTGTCCACGTTGAAAACCGAATAATAAAACATCAAATAAAGTTTTCGGCCTAAAAGTTCTTTGCTCTGGATCATCTAATATTTCCCCAAATATGAGGCTTTTTTCTTCATCAACTACTATAATATTTAAATTAATAAATGGTCTCTTTGTTTCTTCTATTAAATATGCTTGTAATTCTATATCATATAATAAAATAAATGCAAACTGTAGTGCTAATATAAAATCACTTATATTTTTTTTTTTTGCTTTTTGTTCTTCTGTTTGTTCTTCTGCTTGTTCTACTGTTATTCCTTTTATTCCTTTTATATCATCACCACTAAGATTAATAATTTCTTTGAATAAACCTCTATATAATAATTGTAAAAGGGCGTTTAAATAACACGTGTTACCTAAATTAATAATTCCTTTATCTGTGAGACGAGGTGATTTAATACCTTGAAATTTTCTTTGAATTTGTGATAAATTTTTTTCTAATTCACTCCTTTTTATTTGTGTAGGGGGAGCTACGGCATTAGCTGTATCTATAATTGATTTAACAATTCCTAATGCGTAATCGTATGTTTCATATTCATCATATTTTTCATTAGAAAGTTTTCTTGCAATAATATCAACACTAAAACCATAACGTGATAAAAAATTAATTAATTCATCTACAACGATTCCAGGTTCATCAAAACGAATATCGTCTATTTTGATATCACTTTCTGCTGCTGCTCCTTTTGCTGATCCTTTTGCTGCTACTCCTTTTGCTGCTGATCCTTTTAGTGCTGCTCCTGGTGCTGATTTTGATGCTGCTCCTGTTACTGCTGCTCCTTTTGCTGCTCCTTTTGCTGCTCCTGGTGTCATTAGAACAAGAAAGCCGTCCGGTTGTCCCTTTTTTTGTTCTAGTGTTGTCACATGTACTGAAGATTGTCTTTGTTCTCTTTCAATCTCTAGACGTTCTCTATCAATTGCTTCAGGTGTTAATAAATCATCAATCAATATCCCCATCATCGGATTAAATTTTTGTTCTATTTCATCAGAACTTAACCTACTAATATCATCTTGTAATAAATCTTTAATTTTTTTAATTTGTTTTAATAAAATCAAATCTCTTAAAAATTCAGACATTCTATATTTAATATATTTTTTTTTTATTTCTTCTATTTCTGCATCAATATCGGTCTGGTCATTTATTGTAATTGATGATATTTCTTTTTGTAATGTTTCCAATACCCCCTCTAAATCAGTATGCACTTCTTTTATTTTATCTAATATAAGTTTTAATTGAACTCCCATTTTTAAACTTTTATTACTTTTTTGTTTCTCTTCTAACATTTTTAGGTGATGACTAATATCCATCTTTCTTAAAAACATCAATAATTTATCTATCTCTTTTTTCTCTCTTGAATCATAATAACATTGAATTCCTCTTACATCACAAACAATTACGTTTCCCACAATATTAGGAGGATAACAGCTTCTTTTCATTTCTTCTATTTTTTTTTCCGCATTCTCTCCGGGACTAATTTTATATATAGTTAGGGAACTTAATAATGTGATTCCATCTCTAATCTCACCTGATTTGTTTGCAAACATTATAAAAAATGACATATTATATTATATAATATTATATAATATAATTTTAAAATAATTTATTTTTTTAAATTAATTAATTTTTTCTTAATTTCCACTGCTCATTTTCTTTGAGCGTCTTTTAGAGGATTTTTTAGATTTCTTCTTAGCTCCACCGCTCATTTTCTTGGAAGCTTTCTTTGAGCGTCTTTTAGAGGCTTTCTTAGAGGATTTTTTAGATTTCTTCTTAGCTCCACCGCTCATTTTCTTAGAAGCTTTCTTTGAGCGTCTTTTAGAGGCTTTCTTAGAGGATTTTTTAGATTTCTTTTTAGCACCGCCACTCATTTTCTTGGAAGCTTTCTTTGAGCGTCTTTTAGAGGCTTTCTTAGAGGATTTTTTAGATTTCTTTTTAGCACCGCCGCTCATTTTCTTGGAAGCTTTCTTTGAGCGTCTTTTAGAGGCTTTCTTAGAGGATTTTTTAGATTTCTTTTTAGCTCCACCACTCATTTTCTTAGAAGCTTTCTTTGAACGTCTTTTAGAAGCTTTTTTAGAGGATTTTTTAGATTTCTTTTTAGCTCCACCACTCATTTTCTTGGAAGCTTTCTTTGAACGTCTTTTAGAGGCTTTTTTAGAAGCTTTCTTAGATTTCTTTTTAGCCCCACCACTCATTTTCTTGGAAGCTTTCTTTGAACGTCTTTTAGAGGCTTTTTTAGAGGATTTTTTAGATTTCTTTTTAGCACCACCTCTCATTTTCATATATTTCCTCAAACCATCCGAGCCGTCTTGGCCCGTGACAAGTCTGCCCATATCGTCGGCTGCTCCTGCTCCTGGTGCTTCCGATGCTGCTCTTGGTCCTAATGCTGCTCCGAGTGTTGATTCTGTTCTTGGAAATATCTCACTTAAATCAGCAGGGTTCTCGGCCATTGCAGTTTGAATCACAGTTTTTTTATCAATAATCTTTTGTTTTACAGTAGCCATGTCATCATCAGAATTATTATATATCACAATAACAAATTTTTTATCATCAAAATTATGTAACCCAAAAAATTTAGGATCACTACTTCTAGCCCTACCTAAAAAAGCGGCTCTTTCACTTAAATCAGTTGCGGCTCCTAAACTTCCTGAACCTGCGGCTCCTGAATCAGGAGAAGTTTTCTTTAACATTGTAAAAAGTGAAAGACCTCCGCTTTTACAACCTAATATAGAGGCAGAAGCAGTCATCATCAACTCAATGAAAGCTTCTACGATACCACCTACTAAGCCTGCTTTAATTTCAACAAATCTTCCCGGGGCTATTTTAGTATTCTCTCGTAATTCGGTAATATACATATCCTCATCAAAATCCTTCAATAATATCGGATCATGTATTGCTATTAAAATTCTTGGTTCTGGTGCTGCCATTTATTATATTATAT